ACTTCTGCATCTAGCGGGAACGTGGTCGTAAACCCTGACGGAACAGGCACAATTGAGCTTGAGGCCGCGACAAACATCACTGGAAATTTTGGAGTTACAGGGGTTTCTACTTTCACAGGAAATATTGTTCCTGAAGCAGACGGCACCAGAGACATTGGCACCACGACTGTTCGTTTTGCTAACGTGTTCGCGGACAACTTCACATCTGGTGATATGATTTTGGACAACACCGACAGACCGTTTACAAACAGCATTGATGGCACACAAGGTCGCTGGCGTATTCAGGAGGGCTCAGACAGCTTGTTTATTATTAACGAGGTTTCTGGAGATAAATACAGGTTTGTTTTAGAAAAGGTTTGATTTAGCTGGAGGGGCAAAGATGAATAACGTGAACATAGACCACTATATTGGTGTCTACGACAATGTTTTTGACGAAGAGTATTGCAACAGGGTTATAGACAGATTTGAGTCTATTAACAAAACAGGAGCTTTTTCTTCCGATGGCACGGAACAGTTTAAAGAAGGTTCTTTGGGAAGGCGAGACACAAGTGTTTTTTTTGAGCGAAATGCTCAAGACGTTAGTAATGAAATTCAACAAGCAGTAATGTCTTGTTTCGAGGAGTACAAGAAAACATATGTGGGGTTAAACGACATTCCTCTGGTGTCTTGGTGCTGTAAGGTTCAAAGAACGGGGCACTCTGGTGGGTACCATGTTTGGCATAACGAACATGGTGGGGATATAGGAGCAATGCGGAGAGCCGCAGTTTGGATTTTGTATTTAACAAGTCACGAAGGTTCTGGCGAGACAGAGTTTTTACAACAAGGAGTTAGGGTAGAGCCTAGAGCGGGTAGAGTAGTAATATGGCCCGCAAGCTTTACTCACCCTCACAGAGGCAATCCTGTTTACAACGAAACAAAGTATATTGCCACAGGTTGGTTTGAACATTATTATGATATTGTAAAGGCGTAGGTGAATAAAATGGCTCAGTATGCAATTATAGAAAACGGTGTTTGCTTAAACACTGTTGTTTGTGACCCAGATTCGGCGGATGCGGGATGGATTTTGCTTACTGACAACAATTCTGGTTTTGCGGGCCCTGGCGCCACTTACGACTCTTCTACGGATACTTTCACCGCAGCTGTGGTGTCTTACACCGCAGAAGAGTTAACAGAGATGTCCAAAGAGGCTCTTATGAGTAGTGACTGGACGCAACTACCTGACGTTGGTTTAACTGCCGATAGCGTTATAAATTGGCGTACATACAGGGCTACGCTTAGAGAAATAAAAGATGGCGATAAGGGTTGGTCTGATTGGCCTGAACAGCCTGAAAAGGAGTATGTGTAATGGCTTATATTATTGGAAATACAACAGTTATCGACAATAATGCTGCGTTGGGCGCTGTTGACGGCAATTCTGTTAATCTTGCGAACAACAACAATATTCCAGCAGGCGGAGCGTCTACAGGATTTTTCTCAAGCACTACAAACCAAGCTGTGGTTGGGAGTAGCCTAGCATTTATTATAGGCAGTGGCGGTGGGGGCGGTGGGGCTCGAAACACTCAAAACTTTCAGTCATACGCACCAGCAGGCGGGTCTGGCAGAACGGGTATAGCCGTAGCTGATGTATCTGCTGGAGGGAACGCTACTTACAATGTAGGCGCAGGCGGCAATGCGGGTCCAGCAAGCTACAATAATTCTGGCGGCACTGGTGGAACTAGCGGTATTTCTCATACGCAGACATTCAACTTTCCGGGAGGAAACGGGGGGGCTTGGTCGGGCAATCCTCAATCGACTGGTAGTACACCAGCACCCGGCTTTGCGGGCCCCGGATTATCTAATACTGGCACCAACTCAAACGTAATATATGACGGGTACGGTGCAGGCGGCAACGGCGGTAGATACTACGGTCAAAACAATCCCGGACAAAGTGGGTTTTTGTTTACCATTGGATAATGAAAAGCTCTCTTAAATCCCCAAAAATCGACCACCAGTTTGACAGCATTGGATGGGTGAAACAGCTTGAAATGAACCAAGCTGACGCCCTTAATTTTCTTGCGCCAACTTTTAATTGGTTAGAAGGCAACGTAAATAATTGGGTTAAAAGCGGTATTTTTGAAGAGGAAAATTCTCAGAAAGACCCTTTTAGAAATGGCGAAGATTATGTTGCTAATTGGGAAGAGGCATTTCTTTTCCACGGGTTTACAAATGGAGAGTATTCTTTTTTAACCACACAAATAATGCACCATATCGACAGGTACGGTTTTGTATCTACAGCAACCTATCACTGGCCTGAGAAGAGAAATCCTAAGTACGGTAACAATGAAATAATTGTTCGGCTACAGTACAAAGGGCAAGAGTGCATTACGGACGTAGATAAAAAGGGCGATAAGATTATTCTGGGCGCCACAGAGCCTAGAAGTTATTTGCCCGATGAAGTTGTTAGACTTTTTGATATGGAGTTTGGCACCGCGTAGAATTGTTAGGAGGGGCGCATGACAATTACCTTTACAGTACCCGATGAGGTTTTAAAAAAATCCTTTCACGAGTTTGTATCTCCCGTTATGAAAGATAAACCGCTCTGGCTTTCTTATTTGCCTCCTCGAAGAAGCGTTAGGTCGTGCCCTGCTTTTACATGGTTGTTCAAAGATTCTCTACTTGTTCGACTCCCTTGTGATTTGATGATGTTTAAAGAGGGTTCAAATTTCCGCATAGATTCAATGAACCCAACGGTTATGAATGTTCATAGTCACGAGTTAAGCGAGCAGCTCTCAAAAGAACATTCAAAAGAGTTTGTAAACATAAAAATATCTCCCTCTATAAGCTTTAAATCAAAACGGCCTATAAAAGCTGTTCAAATGACCTCTTTTAATTACACTCCAGACTACGAAAACTTGTTTCGTAGTACAGAGGGAGTTTTTCCTTTTATAAAAGAATCCAGTCAATTTAACATAAACACTTTTTTTAAGTTATCAGAGCTTGAAAAAATATCTCGCGGCGCCCATGAAGAGGAAAGTGTTTTATTGCCCGCAGGCACCCCCTTATGCTTGCTGTATTTCCCTGAAGGAATTCCCAAGTACACTGTAAAAGTTGGAGATATAAAGAAAAACGATGTTTTTTATAACTACAGAAACTTTAAAAGCGGTATAGCCAGAATATATTACGAGGCATTTAAAAATGACAAATAGAGGAATTTATGTAGAGGAAAACTTTTTAAACAAAGATGAATGTACGCAGATAATTCAAAATTGCAGGGAGAGTTTGTCTCCCGGAACGGTTGGAGCTTCAAGCAGTGTAAATGAGGAGCTTAGAAGAAGTAATGTTATGATGATAACAAACTCTCTTCAAGAGGCTGACCTATTCCATAAAATAAACAAAAAAATCTGGGAAGTTAATCAAAAATACTTTTTATATGATGTTAGAAAGTTAAACTTTCTTCAGTTTACAGAATACAGTGAAAAGTATTCAGGAAAGTATGATGTTCATGTTGACCTTTGGAATGGAGTAGATTCTGCGGGCGCTGAGTGTTCTCGAAAATTAAGTCTTACAATTCAACTTTCAGAGCCTTCTGACTATGAAGGAGGTGAGCTTTGTTTCCCCGACAATGATATGTACAATTCTGAGTCCGTAAAGGGGCGCGGCACACTTGTTGTGTTCAGCAGCTTTGAGCCTCACGGTGTTACACCAGTAACAAGGGGCGATAGGTATAGCCTGGTTGGATGGGCTTTGGGGCCACACTGGAGATAGACACGCGCTGGTCTATCGAAGTAAAATAGTATAATATGGGGGCATAGGCATTATGGATAAAAAAATATGGCTCTTACGAAATTACAATTTAGACCAGGTATTAATCGAGAGTTTACATCATATGCTAACGAAGGTGGTTGGTCTGATGGGGACAAGATTAGGTTTCACCTTGGTTTTCCTGAAAAAATTGGCGGTTGGCAGAAATACTCCAGCGCTGCATATTTAGGAACAGCGCGGCGTCTACACAATTGGGTAGCGTTAGATGGCTCTGATTACATGGGTCTGGGAACAAACTTAAAATACTATATTGAAGAAGGCGGCGCGTACAACGACATCACCCCAATACGCTCAACCACTTCTGCTGGTGACGTTACGTTTGCCGCCACAAACGGCTCTAGCACAATAACAGTAACAGATTCCAATCATGGCGCCGTTACAGGCGACTTCGTTACTTTTTCTGGCGCTGTTTCTTTAGGCGGCGACATTACCGCTGTCGTTCTTAATATTGAGCACGAACTTACAGTAATTGATGCGAACACATACACAATAGATGTGTCCCCTTTTACAGCAAATGCCTCCGATACAGGAAACGGCGGCTCCTCCACTGTGGGTGAATATCAAATAAACACAGGCTTAAACTCTGCGGTTGGTGGTACTGGTTGGAGTGCTGGGCTGTATGGCGGCACAACTTCAGGGGCGCTGACTGCCCAGCTTAACGGCTCCATAACAAACTCTGACACAACAATAACGCTAACCTCCACTACTGGATTTCCTACCAGCGGTACTATTGCTGTAGATAGTGAGTTAATCGACTATACAGGCGTTTCTGGTAGCGACCTTACCGGGTGTACTAGAGGCGTGCGCGGTACAACTGCTGACTCTCACACAAGCGGTGAAACTGTACGTCTGGCTATTGGAAATACGAACTCATCAGACGATTTCTTCGGCTGGGGGCAGGCGGCTTCAGGCGGTGTTACTACACAAACTGAGCTGCGTTTATGGTCCCATGATAACTTTGGCGAAGATTTGTTAATAAATCCAATTGATAGCGGCATTTACTATTGGGACAAAACAAATACTTTATCTAGCCGCGCTGTGGATATAACGTCCTTGTCCGGCGCCAATAAGGCTCCAACAATAGCAAAGCAAATACTTGTCTCTGACCTAGATAGACATGTTATTGCCTTCGCCTGCGACCCGGAAGCTGGCGGCGCACAGGACAATTTGCTTGTTAGGTTCTCTTCTCAGGAGTCCTTAACAGATTGGGAAACACGCAGCGACAATACCGCTGGTAGTCTGCGTCTTGGTTCTGGCAGTACATTTGTTCAGGCTATTGAAACAAAGCGTGAAGTATTGATTTGGACAGACAAATCACTGCACTCCATGCGGTTTGTCGGTCCTCCATTCACCTTTGGGATACAGCAACTAGCCACTAATATCACAATTATGGGCCCGGAGGCGGCAATATCCACAGAGGACTTTGTGTTCTGGATGGGTAATGACAACTTCTATGTGTACGCAGGGCAAACAACACAGCTCCCATGTACTGTTCGTGACTATGTTTTCTTGGACTTTAATTTTGAGCAAAAAAACAAGGTTGTGTGCGGCGTTAACTCGCAGTGGGGTGAGGTAATCTGGTACTACCCGTCTGCCAGCAGCCAAGAAAACGACAGATATGTAATTTATAATTATCTTGATAAAGTTTGGTACTATGGAAACCTATCAAGAACAGCTTGGAAAGACAGAGGAATACGTCAGTACCCGATAGCGGCTGGCGAAAATGGCGGCTCAAGCTATTTGTATAACCATGAAATTGGTGTCGATGATGACGGCTCTCCTATGGACTCTTTCATTGAGTCCTCTCAAATGGATATGGGTGACGGTGACAACTTTGTTCTTACTCGCCGATTAATACCTGACCTGAAATTTGATGGCTCTAGCGCATCTAATCCTGTTGTAGATTTTACGCTGCAAACCCGAACATATCCTGGAGCCAGCTATAATCAGACAGAAACAGGAGCCGTCACTAGAACATCAACAACGCCTGTAGAACAGTGGACAAATGAGCTGGACATGCGGCTGCGTGGGCGCTCTTTCTCGATGAAGATAGAGTCTGATGATATAGGCGTTAGATGGAAGCTTGGCGTTCCACGAGTAGACTTACGGCCTGACGGGAGGAGATAATGGCGAATTCTCAGTCTGTAGCGCCGAGGCTGCCAAACGCCCCGAACAATTATGACGTTACTTTCATGTCAGATTTGATAAAATCTTTAGAGCTGTTTATAGCTCAGGAAAGAAATCCTGGTGAAGAGCGGTCTACAAAGGTAACTTTTACTGATTTACCCACTTCTGACACAGGGTTAGAGGCAGGGGCATTGTATAGAATCGGGAATGATGTTAAAATTTCCCTAGCAGACGTAGCGGTTCCTGACAGTTTGTCAGCGACAGCATCAATAGGCTCGGTAGTAGTGAGTATATCATAATGAATTTAGGCAAACTTATTAGAAAAGCGGCACCCATAGCATTGGGCGCCTTTGCGCCTGGTATTGGAGCCGCCATAGCCCCAGGTTTAACCCCTTTCATGCAAAGCGCCATTGCTTCTGGTGGTTTAGGCCTGTTGATGGGGCAAAAGCCTAAAGAGGCTTTGCTAAGCGGCGTTTTGGGCGGTGTTGCGTCTGGCATAGGCGGGCAGGCTAAAGTTCCTGTTAGCGGATATGATGACGCCGCAATGTTGGCTGCTCAGCAGGCGGCGCCCACTGGAAGAACAGTTGCAGAGCTGGCAAAAAGCGGAAAGATTGCCTCTACATCAGGAGGTGCTGGCTTTGGAGGGTTCTCTGGAGCGGCAAAAGCGGCAGAAGCAAAAACAATGTCTGGCGACTTGTTAAAGTCCTTAAACTTTGCGGGTGAAGGTGAAGGCAGTTTGCTGTTTAAGCTTCTTAACAGTCAAATGGGAGAAGGATTGGCCGCTGGCCTTTTGGCGCAGGCTCTTGCCGCAGAAGAAGAAGAAGCGCAGTCGCAATTTGAGTCCCGCCCGTTTGGTGCCTCATATGAAGGTCAGCAGTTAGCTGGGGGCCAGTTAGGTGGAATTAACTACGCTGATGGCGGGGAGGCTTACTTTCCGCGCCGTAATGGCGGTATAGACCCCTCTGAAGGGTCTGGTAAAAAAGATGATGTGCCTGCCATGCTTATGGCTGGTGAGTTCGTAATGACTCGTGATGCTGTAAAAGGCATGGGGGATGGCGACTTGCGTAAGGGTATAGGCCGCATGTACGATGTGATGGATAATCTTGAGAGGATGGCATAATGGCTACTCAAACCGTAGAACAGGTACAACGCCTTGCGCCCTACTTGGAGAGCCTTGAAAAGCGCGTTTTAGATACTGCTTTCGGAACCTTTAGTGGCGGCCAGCAAACAGCTCCCGGTCTTTTAGACAAGCCAATAAACCTTCCTCAGTATCAAGTCGCTGGCCTTGACCCTCTCCAGCAGCAAGCAGCCCAGCTAGGACAGGCTCAAGTAGGAACCTATCAGCCAGCGTTGCAGCAAGGCCTGGGCGCCGCGCAAGCAGGCATTGGTGCTTTAGGGCAAGGCGTTGCTATGCTTGACCCCTCTCAGGGCATTTCACAGTTTATGAACCCATACCAGAGCGCGGTTATTGACGAAATCAACCGTCAGGCAGCTATGGGAGCTCAAAAGGTAAAGTCTGGCGCGTATGGTGCCGGAGCATTCGGTGGCTCACGCGAGGGCGTGCAGTTGGCTGAAGGTGAGCGCGCTCGACTTGGCAAGGTCGGTGAGTTTTTGTCAAAGGGCTTTGATACAGCAGTACAATCATCTCAAAGAGCCGGACAATTGCTCGGTGGTATTGGTCAAGCGTTTGGCGGTGTTGGGGCGCAGACAGCAGACATTGGCCGCGTAGGCTCAGAGCTAGGTCGCGCTGATGTTGGTTCACTGTCTCAGCTTGGCCAGATTGGTCAGCAGCAGTCGCAGGCACAGCTTGACGCCACTCGTCAGAATCTAATGCAGCAGGCGCAAGAGCCTTTCACTCGTTTAGAGCTTGGCTCCTCATTGCTAAAAGGAACGCCTTCAGGCAGCCTGTCATCTGTATTCAAGTCTACAACCACACCGCAGGCAAACCCATTCTTGCAAGGTGTTGGGGCTTACACAGCCCTATCTGGCGCTGGTGCCACCGCAAAATAAGGAGCTTTAGATGGCAGTTCAAGGCGTAAAAGGCTCAGGCATTGGTCAGGTTACAGACACTCAAATAGAGCAAATGATACGCGATAGATACCAGCGCCCTATTGGCGGCATGGTTTCTGAGCGAGCGGGGCGCGTCACTGAAGGCGCTTTGCCAACGGCTGAAGAATTGTTCGGAAAGCTCCCTGGAAGAGAGTATGATACAAAAGGCGGGGCCATTCTTGGTGCTCTTACTGATTTTCCTGCGGCTGGTCAGGCTCTTTATGATTATGGCATTCGTCCTGCCTTAGAAATTCCTCGCATGGCGTATAGCGCTGCTGGAGAGTTGGGCGGTGGTCTTGGAGAGATTTTGGCTCAACCAACAGAGCGTGCGATGCAAGAAATTGTAGAGGATGAGCTTCCGGGCGCTCGCGCTAAAATTGATTCTGATTTATCTTCTATTGCTGAAAGAATTAGAGGCGAGTCGGCTGGCGCAAGTATTTCCAAGAGCCTTTCTGACATTTCTAAAGATTTGGCGACCACAACCAAAGACGAGAGCCTGGATGACGAGTTAACTACCGTCCCTGACGCAAACATACCAAGCATGTCACCAGAAGAGGTGGCTGCAATGGAAGCGGACGAAAATGCTGGCGTTGGTTCGGCTCTTACTGAAACTTCTGAAACAACGACTGACCAGCCCGCAGGCGACCAGCAGGCTGATAAAACTGACAACCCCTTTGAGGCAATTCTAAAGCAGGCAATGGACAACGTAGCGTCTGTTCGTGGCGAAGAACCGAAGATGAATCTTGAAGATTATAAGCAAGAGTTTGCCGATGCCACTGGCGTAGATATCAGCGGCAAGGTTGACAAGTCGCAGGCTTTGATGGCGCTTGGCCTGTCTCTAATGCAAAACAAAGCTGGCCGTGACTTTAACGTGTCTAACGCATTGTCGGCGCTAGGCGAGGCTGGCGAAAAGGCCATGCCAGAGTTTGCAAAAGCTAAGTCTGAAGCTAAAGCCGCGAAGGTTGCGGCAGGCAAATATGCCCTCGGAGAGCTGTCTAAAGATGAGCAGGCTAAGGCGGTGCGCCTGGCAGCCGCGCAAGAAACTGTTGACGAGCTTTTGAAGCAGCGGCAATCAGACCTTTCTGCATCTGCTCTTGAGCAGCAAAAGCATTACTATGATATGCAGCTTAAAAGGCTTGAAAACAAAGGTAAGATTGCCGCAGAAGCTGTTGGTAAAACTGGATTAGAGTTTGAATTTAGCCAAGAAAAAGCTTACACACCTTTAGGAAGCAAGCCTGATATTAAGCTTCATATCGGGAATAGAAAAGTTGACGGTCTAGAAGTTTTCACAAAGCCAGAAAGTGACGCTGCTATGATTGCAAAAGGTTATGCAGACTCTCTTGACGGAATCGCGTCAATTGATAGGGCGATTGGCCTTGTTACAGAGATAGGAAGCGAAGGGGTGACTCTGACCCAAGCTAAAGGCGCCGTTGACAACTTCTTAAAGGCTACTGGTATTAAAGGCTACGAGACAGAACTAAACAAAGCAACAGAGCTTGATTCCGTTATTAAAACATTAATTGCCAAGTATAAAAGATTCCTGACCCAAGAAACAGGTAACGGCATATCTAACCAAGACATCAACAATTTAATGAATTCTTTGGGTCAGTTAAATTTCTTCACAAACCCACAAGAAGCCATTGCCAGACTTCAAGAAACAAAAGGCATTTTCTTAACAGCAAATGATGCGCTTGAAAGGTCTTTGATTGAACTGACAGATAAAGACAGGTACCTCAATCCTGCTTCTTATGATAAGGTTCAAGAAGTTATCAACGAGGCGGCAATGAGTTCTATAGGTGTGGGTCGGAACGCCTTGCCAACAAAAACAGAAGATGGCGTTACAGTTTTTAAAATTTCATAAGGTGCTGTTATGGGCGAGTATTTAATAGAGCTACCCAGCGAAACTCTAAAGTTTGAGTTCAAAGGGGATGAGCCAACAGCAGAAGAAAAGTTCAAAATTGCCTCTATCATAAGAAATAGAAAATCTGGCAAGGCTCCCTTGTCTGGCAGTTCATCAGCAGAACCCGAACAAATGTTCGACACAGAGTCTGGAATCAAGGACGCAAAATTGCGTGCATTGCTGTCGGCTGCCGAAACTCCTGGTGATGAAGAAGCACAGCTTAAAAAACTGTACGGCATGACCGAAACGGACTATACCCGTGACAATAGAGGGCGCCTCGCTATTACTCCAGAGGGCGGCAAGAAGCTAGGCCTAGAGCTTACTCAACCTACCCTTATTGATGAAAGCGGGTTTAGCCGCTACGACTTTGCTGACATGGCTGCAATAGCGCCTGAAATTGGTGCCGCTGTTTATGGCGGCATTAAAGGTGCGGCTCTCGGAACCGCAGTAGCTCCTGGCCTTGGTACATTTATTGGCGGAGCTTTAGGCGCGGGTCTTGGCGCTGGCAGTACACAAGCTATAGAGGAAAGCATTGAAGCCTTAGCGGGAGTGCAGACACAAACTGCTGAAGAGATTGCCCAAGACGTAAAGAGCGATTTTGTTACTGGT